AATGATCTTGATGCAATTCCTCTGTGTCTGTATCCCTCTTCTTTCTTTTGGGGATGTGCTGCTACAGTCAGAACATTTCTCTCTGTTGTGACTGATAGATCATCTCCTGAAAATCCAGCAAGAGCGATTTCCAAACTGGTTCTACCATCAGGTCCATCAATGACGTTGTAAGGTGGGTAACTAGTTCCACCTGCTGCGATAGATTCAAGTCGTTGAAATGTTTCATCAAATCCAATTGAAAATGGTGTAAAATGTTGCCACACGAAGTGGTCTAGGTCTTTGTTTCCCATGATTCTAGCTCCTTTATTAAGCGAGTTTGTGTTTTGTGGACCCCGAAGGCATCCATAATTAATTATAACACTTGTCTCTTATAAGGAAGTACGGTACTAGATCGGTTTACCGCCAAGGTTGACCGCTTCTTCTGGATGATTTTAAATTATAGTAAAGATTTAAACTAGTAGTTATAGCAATCACTGCTAGAAGAAATGTATTAATCATTAGTCTGTTTCTTTCTTCCTATATTATACTTACTTTCTAACGTCCAGTCGTTCTTTTCTTTAAATGCTAATACTTTAATCTGATTCAAAGGTGCTAAATCAGCAATACGTGATGGAGATACTACAGATATTAATCCCCAATCTGATAATAGTTGTATGATTCTATTTCTACGTTGTATGTCATTCAATGATAAGTTAGTATTCTTACCATCTAATGCAAATAATTCTTTGAAGTGTACGATATAATACTTGCCTTGCTTGTGTAGAATATGACAAGATTGATATATCTTTTTCTCCTTACGTGATGCAACACCAATACGAGTAAGAGTCTCTCTTACTTTTAGAAAGTCATCTGGTTCATTCAGAACCACCTCTACCATATCAGTTTGCTTCCACTGGATTTCAGTTTCGACGCTCATTTCCACCTTTCCGTAAATTATATGAAATTTTATCTAGCTGATCCTTGGTGAGAATCCTGAGTACTTGCAGAGCCTTATCATCATTATAACCATAATACTCTTTAACTACATCAAGATAATCAATAGAATCTTTTCTAGTCCAAGGAGAGAATCTCTTTCTTGGTTTCACACTATTTAGCAAAAAGTCATATTGCATGTGCTTTGGTAAATGAGAATTCTTATTCATCTCATTTGCCAAAAGTATAGTATCTGTAAAGGAAGATAAACATCTATTCACTACATAAGCAGGATACTTTTTAGCACCCTGCTCATCATCATGCAATATGTTCTTCTTCGATTGGTTGATACTGTATAGGTAATCTTTTAGTTGGTACATCATTCCAATGGCGTATCACGCCAGCAGTAATAAAACAATTAGTAACAAGATAACTGACAAAGATAATGCTGCGAACAACACATACTGCATTATCATACTTTGCAGTTTTAGTATCCGAGAAACTTCCCAAGGCATACTTCCAAACCTCCCAAACTCTAATCATGTAAAGACCGCACTAACACTTACTACTCTTGCATTTGGATTTCTAGCGAGTGCTACCTGTCTTGCTTCTGCATAATTACGAGCCTGTACTGTCTCTGTAAATACAGTACCAGACACATAAAGTTTAACTTCAATTTTCATAATTTAATAGGACTAGTTCCTTTCTTGATGCTTGATCTATATTATAGCATCCTACAGATCTCATGGTGTAAGTGTGTGCAAATTCTCCAACTGTCCACTCGTGGAAACGATCCTTAACAAGTTGTGAACTATTGTAAGATATCAGCATACGAGAAGTATATCTATCACACCAGTGAGCAAACTCGTCATGATCAAATGACTTATGCATTCCACCTTTCTGGCCATAAAGATTATCTTTAATGTCATAGGGTGGATCCATGTATGTAAATACATTCTTATCATCACATAACATTCTTTCATAAGAAAGATTTGTTATAGTCCATCCCTCAATGAGTTCCGAATACTCTGAGAGTCTCTCAATTCCTCTAAAGGAGAAATTAGATTCTGACGCTTGTGGACTGAATGATGAAGACTCAGTAAGACCACTAAAGGAACACTTGTTAACGATATAAAAAGCAACCGCACGTTCAAAGTTAGATTTTTCTTTGTCATTTATGTGCTCCTTTGAATCATTAAAAAGTTTCCTAGCAGTTTCTCTGTCAGGATAATGATTCTTCTTAGACAATATAGCATCTTCGAGATCTTGTCCATTATCTCTGAGTTCACACCAGAAATTATACAGAGGTTCATATAGGTCATTAACCCATATCTCTATGTTCGGATATCTCTTTGTAATTTCTATTGCAACAGACCCACCACCTATGAATGGTTCTCTAAATTCTTTTACCTGGGTAAGGTCTGGGAGGTACTGCAACAGCTTTACTACTGCTCTGCTCTTCCCTCCTGGATACCTGAGTGGTGTCTTCAGTGATTTTATTGTTGTTGCCATGATAAGGATTAGGTCTCTTGAGTTCAGTCATTGTTACCACCTTGGTACTGTATTATAATTTAGCACACTTTATCGAAATTCGCAACTCATCATAATTTCTGTTAAACATGCAAGCATATTAATCTCCTGATCTGGAACAATACTAATGTCCCTCATATACTTGGCCATGATAAGAACTGCTTCTGGTATAGAAGATGGTTTCAATACACCATACAAACTATCATATACTTTACGCATAATACTACTAGGATCATTATCCATGTGTTGTACTACCCAGTCTTTAACAGTTTTAAAATCTTTCTGTGCTAACGCCGTAAGTAAATGATCAAGGTTAACATCAGCAACGTCCACGAGGATAGCACTGTCAATGGATCCAGTTGCAGAGTACCTCTGACACTCGTTAATAAGACGACGATAATCGGGATAGTACCGCTTAATGAGCTTAGCAACAACTTTGTCTTCAAACGTGACATTCTCATTTTTTAAAATCCATCTAAGACGATCAAAGAATTGACCTTGTAATGATACATTCTGTCCATTCTTTACACGAAAATCAACCACTGTACATCTAGAATGTAATGGTTCAATAATCTTATTAATAAAATTACAAGTAAATATAAACCTACAGTTACTGTGAAACTCCTCCACAGCACTTCTGAGGGACAGTTGGACATCGTTGGTTGTGTTATCTGCTTCGTCTATAATGACGACCTTGTGGGACGCTCCAGAGGTCAGTGAGACTGTTGAAGCAAACTGTCTGATTCTGTTTCTAACAGTGTCAAGAAATCTACCTTCATCAGATCCATTAATCATAATGTAAGATGCACCTATTTCATCACACAATGCTTTCGCAATGGTCGTCTTACCTACACCAGCAGATCCAGAGAGAAGTAGATTAGGAAGTTCCTTTTGTTCTACAAATCCCTTAAAAACATCTTTAATACTATCAGGCAATATACAATCCTCTACTATAGTAGGACGGTACTTCTCAACCCATAGAAATTCTTTGCTCATTATCTAAAACTATATTGAAGGAAAATGTCATTCTCATTGTAGCACTGGTAGATGGTTCTACGCAATGCTGTAGGTACGGTGGGAAAAGTATCACATCACCATCATTCAAATCTGGCCTCAATGTATCAGCAAAATAATTTTGAAAGAAATCACTTTTATGAGGAAACTTATGAATCCTGTTATTAGTATCAGGACGTATAAAAGTTGTTGGACTTGCTCTCTTATTGTAGTATATTCCACACCAATAAGGAGGCTTAGCTAAACAACCATTCAAATGTGAATGTGGTTCCTGCCCCTGTGAATCATGGTAGATATTATACCAGAAGTTTTCATACTTAAACTTATCAGGTATTCTTATTTCCCGAAAGTTTTCAACCATCTCTTCTTTTAAATCTGCCATGAGGTTATCTCTAATTTCAGGAGAGACAACTGGATCATCATCTTTAATATTAGGAAAACTAGAATTAATAGATGTTGTCCATCCATACGGCCTTCTATCACTCTTCTCAACATCAGCAAAATTATATTTGCTATGTTTAGAAAAACTAAAAGTAATTAAAGGAGTGCAGAAGACCTTATACAACATCATTGTGGTTCTAAAGCAATATAATATGTAAGATCTAATGTGGTATTATTCCATTCAGAAATCAATCCCTTAGATACTTTAACTGTATAATCACCAGGTAGAAGACGAATGTTTTCTATCTTAATATCCAATGAATAATCTCCAGTACACTCACCAGCAATATCTTGCTTATATGTGTTACTAGTATCATTCTCTTTGTCTTTAAGAACTAATCTAACCTTACCATCCTTAGACTGGAATGACATATCAGGAAGATCATATACAGCAGATGCTTTCTGCAATGCAATTAGATCTTGTTCTGTAAGATTAAATTGTATATCTGCACCTGGAAAGTTTACATTCTTTTCTGGTGCTGACTTAAGGGTGATCTCAGGGTCAGAAAAATAGTACTTGACAGCCCGACCATTGCCAACAATGCGAACAAAGTCGTCACTGGAGAAGTCCAATGAAGGATTGTCAAACAAAGAGATGCCAGAAAGAAACTGACTGAGATCATATATCGCGAAGTCCACAGGAAATATTTCCTCACTTGTGAACTTAGAGAGAATGTTCTCTGCGTTTGATATAGTTCGTAAGGTACTCCCCTGTTTAAAGACGATGCTAGAATTGATCGTTGCGTAGTTTTTGAGGACATCTAATGTATTTCTAGATAATGTAACTTTGCTCATCTGTCGTAATCAACTGTAAAGGACGTAGACCCAGTTTGTAATGCTGCTGCTTTTGCAGCCTTGTCATTAAAATGAAGAAGTAAAATGCCGTAGTGAATAATCTTTATAATATCTTTACGTGCTGATCCTTTACGATCATAACGTGAAGCATACTTTAATACATTACTTCTACAAAATGCTTCTGCATCACCAACAGAATCAATGAGGTCAAGAGTCTGAACGTTACCGACAGAATAATGACCTCTATAAGTTTGACTTATGTAATCAGAAATCTCCTTTAGGAGTTCATCTTCATTATATTTCACGGATTCCATACGTATTGTATCTTATCATGATAGCACTCTATGTCATTTCCGTCAAGATCTATAAGACGGATTTTGTGCTTTGCACTGGAAGGAGTACCAACTCCCTCCAGTATTCTACCAGACTTACCATCCTTAAGGATAGCAATGTGGCCTAAGTATCCATTTCTACTCGTCATCGTTCTCCTCCGTGGTGACTTCAGCATCAATCTTATCGTAGAGTTCAATGAATGATTGCTTAGTTTCATCATCAAATCTATTTACACAAACCTTGATTGCTTTCATGCGATCTTGCCATATAGCAAAGGCACGAATAACGTGAACTAAACGGCGAGTACTGATAACTTCATCTATTCCACCATCCTTAAATGTCTTACGAATAATGTCAGACCAGTTAGCAAGATTAGCACAGAATGCTTCATCAAGTACACCTAGATTAGCAGCAACCTTCTCAAGGATTCTCTGCTCAGTCTTAGGAGTTGGATACTCCTGCTCAAAGGTTAGTGCGAATCTCTCAAGGAATGCTTCATTAAGAACATTAGTTCCAATGAATCTACCATCCTCAGATCCCTTACCTTTAGTATTTGCAGTTGCAATGATATTGAATCCTAGAGCAGGTCTCACGAACTTACCAATCTTCTTCAAGAACACACCTTTGCCTTCAAGAATGGATTGTAAGCATAGTATCTTGTTACTCGCCAAGTCAACTTCATCGAGTAGCAAGACAGCTCCTCTTTCGAGTGCTTCCACGACAGGTCCGTTATGCCAAACAGTTGACCCATCAACAAGACGGAACCCACCAATAAGATCATCTTCATCAGTTTCAATAGTAATGTTTACACGAATCAATTCTCTACCTAGTTGAGCACATGCTTGCTCTACACTAAGTGTCTTACCATTACCAGAGAGTCCAGTAATAAATGTGGGATAGAACATCTTAGATGAAAGTATCTTCTTAACATCATTGAAGTTTCCAAAAGGAACATAGTTTGGATCCTTATCTGGAACAATATTTCTATCTTTAATAACAGGTTCAGCAGCAGGAGCTTTTGCTTGCTTCTCAAAAACTTCTCTTGCTTCTTCAACAGTAAGATTCCACTTACCACGACCAACCTTAACAAGTTGTGGTAGTTTGTTCATTCTCTTAGTAAGGCTCTGACGTTTAACGTCGAATTTGTCAGCAGCATCTTTTACATGGTCACTATTAATAGTTTCACCATACTGTCTAAAGAATGAAAGAAGATCATCATCTGTAAATTTCGCTTGAAATGGCATCGGTCAAATTTGTTTGTATGAATATAGTATAAAGGATTGTGAAAGGAATGGGGAAGATAGTAGACACTTCCCCAACTGGTTACGATACATGTCCTATAAAGGATGATAGTAACTTTTTATTACTTCCTTTTGTTTTAAGCATTTTCTTAAATGCTCTAGTAATCTGTCCTTTAGTTGCATCTTCTGCAACTTCAAATTCAGGATCATCATCTAATGCAGTATTAGCAATAGCATAGAGAGCAGTGAATGACATTGGATTAGGAATGATAGCAGACTTATCCTTCCTCCACTGCTTCTGAACTTCTTCATAAGATGTTTCTCTACTACCATATCTGCCAACAAAAGTTGATAGATCTCTTGCTGAAAGAATACGGAATCCAACAACAGATACTTCAGGATGACGATCTCTAACCTGCTGTATGAAAGTTGAAGTTACCTCAGAGAAATTACCATTAAATGGCTTGTATACTCTACCAGTCTGACGATCACGTAAGCATGTATTATAATCTACACGGCCAGGACGAACATCAAAATCTTCAACATATTCTCTACGAACTTTTCTACCGTAAGTGGCAGATGCAGATTCACCATCAGTTAATATACAAACATTAACTTTCTGAAGATCATTGTTTCTTTTGAATTCAGGAATCAAGTAATTCAACATTACAACTGCTTCATTTAATGGTGTTCCAGATAAACCTAAACCAGCAGTAGGTTGATAGTGACAACGATTACGATAACACCATGCCTCTCTAAAAAGATTCAAACACTGACGTTCATAATCTTTAGAATTAGATCTAGAAGATATTACATTGATTAAATCAAATTGAAGTTTATCAAAATAGAACTCACCTTCTTTAAGGTTATTATGTTGACGATCATAATTACCATACCAATTATGAGATCCATAATATTCAATCTCTTCACCAGTTTCAATTGAATTCTTTGCTATGTACCAGTCATTAGAGAATGCATATACTTCAAATGGAATCTGAACTTTCTTACAGAATGAAGTAAGACTTATTAATTGCTTAACTGTAGCAAGAATTTCATTTGCCATTGAACCAGACCAGTCCAATAAGAATATCATTCCGTGGTTTTTCCCATCAGGAATTGTAGTAATTCTCTTAAAGATGTCTTCATTGAATTTATATTCATGAAGCTTCGCTGTATTGAGAACCCCAGTGCGACTTGTACCAGCACGAGCATAAGCGTCAGCTGATTTCCTACACTCAAATTCTTTGACGAGGTAGTTGACTTCCTTATTGTTTGATTTTTTAAACTCTCTGAATTGTGCATCGGATTCTCTATAAGGGTACAAATCTGATTCTGGAAAACGCTCACCAACTGACTTAAGATATCCTTCACGTTGAGTATCTATCCAATCATGTACATCTTTCCAGTCAGTTACGAAATTATCCATCTTAATTTTCTTAGGAATCTCAATATAATTTACATCACTTAGATGTGAATTAGGACGAGAGAGTTCCTTTGCTAACTCATCAAATGATTTCTGAGTCTCAGACTCAATCTCTTTACCACCTTTACCACCTTCAGGTTTTGCATTAGGAGAAGTAGAATCTCCACCTTCATAACTAGGTGTATCTAATTGAGCAGGATCTTGACTATCTTGCTGTTGTTGCTCTTCTTCTGCTTCTTCAATTTCTTCATTGATTTCTTCTTCTGATAAATCATCTGAACCTTCACCTCCACCTTCAGATTTAGTTTCAGCACCAACTAACTCTTCAGCATCTTCTATCTGCTCTTGTTCTTTATTTTTCTGCCAATCATATATTCTCTTTGCAACTTCTAAAACTTCATCGAATGTCTCAACATTTTCAACAGCTTCTACGAATTGTAATTCAAATTCTTCAAATGGAATTAGTTCAAAACTTCCAGATTTAAAATGAAGATTGATGCGATCAATAAGATTGTAAGATATTAAATCTTTACCTGCTGTACCAAAGAAATCTTGAGCATTTAATTCTGCATATCCTCTTGAAAAACTTTTCTTAAGGCCAGGATACTTACGCTTCATTAATTTTTCAATACGTGCATCCTCTACTATGTTAACATAATCCATAGAACAATCTACATCTGCTCTCCAATCTCTATTTGGAGTGAACAAAGCATGTCCTACTTCATGTCCTACCAACATATCATAAACATCATTAGATGCTAGATCCCATGTTGGTAATGTAAGAACTCGACGATCTACGTCAAACTGTGCAGTCTCACATTGTCTATGCTCAACTACTAGATTCTCTGTCGCTAGTAGCTTTGCTAAATTTCCTTTAACTTCGTTGCGTTGCATTCGATTTCTTTGTTGATGTATACATCATAACAAAAAAATTCCTCAGCCAACCAGTCCATGTGTCACTTCGTTAACTGTCTCTCTAAGGATGGAAAAATTCTTTTCCTTCTCAGCAGTAATAGTTCTATCAAACTTATCATGCATTGCTTCCTTATGACTTATGACAAAAACATTAGTGCCATCATCGAAATTACGTAGGATCCAACCAAGATCAGAAGAACCAGATTGGTCAAGTGAGCCGTCAAATATTTCATCTAGGATAAGAAGGTTAGTGTCAACGCTATTCTTAAGCTTAGCAACAGAACGCCAAGTAAGCAACAGAGCAATATCAATTCTAGATTTTTCGCCTTCCGAGAAACTGTCATAGGTAAATACGTCGCGATACCTACTCTTAATTATTTCTTCAAAGTTCTCATCAAGAGTAAAATTGACATAGAAGTCCATACTTTGTAAGAAATTGTTAATTAACTTATTCATTGTAGGAAGATATGTCTTGATAATTCTAGTCTTAATACCATTATCCTTAAGCAGTTGTCCTGCTGCTAGAATAACATCACGATCTTTTTTGACATTGGCCTGTTGCTTTGATAGATCTTTCTTATCTTTAATTAGTCCTTCTAACTTAACAAACTCTGATTTCTTATCTGGATTAGTTCCTTCTAGTTCTTTAACTTCAGTATCCAACTCACAAATACTATTTCTTATTGTAGCAATCTGAAAATTTGCTTGACTAATAGATGAGTTCTTATTAAGAACATCCTGTGATAGTTGTATAAACTGATCTTCTCTTCCTTCTTCCTTCTCAATAGCAACTGCAAGTTCATCTAATCCTTTATTCAAATTATCTAACTCATCTTCACCTTCTTTTATTTTACTAGATCTAAATTCCTCAGTTAAAACCTGAGTACATGTAGGACATACATTATTATCCTTAAAAAATTTATGTTCTTTCTTAGCAGAAGATAGTTTTGTCTTTATCTTAGCAAGGAAAGTATTTAATTTCTTTAGTTTTTCTTTAGAATTGGATAGTTCTTCCATCTCCTTAGATAGTTTTTCCACAGCTTCTGTGAGTTTGTGAATTTCTTCTGCACTTTTAACTTCATTCTTCTGTAATTCCTTAATCTTTTCTTTCTTTTTATCTATCTCTTCTTGATTTCTCTTCTCAAGAGTAAGCATATGTTGCTTTTGCAATTCAATTTTCTCTTCTAATAAATGAAATTGATAATCAATCTCCTTAATTTCTTCATTATTCTCTCTAGTTTTATCCTTGAGTAATAGATTCATTGTGGAAAACACTTGGATATCTAAAATGTCCTCAATGATTTCTCGTCTCTGTGGTACAGATAACTTCATGAATGGAATAAAAGTAGATGATCCTAGCACTACAATTTGAGTGAAGGACTTAAAGTTCATCTTTAAAATATTTTTCTCAAGGTTCTTCTGCTGTTCTACTACAGTAGATTCTTGATCTGATATCTTACCATTACAATAGATCTCAAACTTTGCAGGTTTGATAGCACGTACAACTTTATAATCTAACTTACCAATACTAAATTCTATTTCTGCAACAGTATCCTTCTCGTTAATACTGTTAACTAACATTCCTTTATTAATTTTTCTGAATGGCTTTCCAAACAGAGAAAAGGTCAACGCATCTAAGATGGTTGACTTACCAGCACCGTTAGTGCCAACAATTAAATTTGTTCTTGCTCCTTGGAGATCTACCTCACTAAACACATTACCTGTACTTAGAAAGTTCTTCCAACGAACTTTTTTAAAAGTTATCATTCTCTATCATCAGGTGGTATTAATAAATCGTCAGTGGTAACTATTAAAAATCTTTGTCCTCTTTGTTGACATGCATTGATCATCTCTTGGCCATCTATTTCCATAATTTCCATCACAGGATAATCAGGTTCATCATCTAACATAGAAAGATATCTTTCTGCATCATCTTCATCCTGAAAGATAGGTACTACTCTATTATCAGAATCATCGTATACAGAAAATACTCCTTCTGGTTTGTTTTCTAAAGTGACAATGAACATGTCAGACAGCCTCACAGCTTTCAATATATAGTGAATGCATGAGATTCTTTAAGTCTGATTTATCTACGGACATCTCGACTTCATCAATATATTCATTGAGTAGTGTCAAGGTATCTTTAGTCTCTAAATCAGAATCATCTATCTCATCATCATGCACTAGAGTTTCTACGACTTTAACATCATGAACTCCTACATTGTATAAACGATCAACCAGTGTCTCGAACATCTGGTAATCCCGTTTTTCTTCGACCACAAGTTTGATGAACTTGTCTTTATAATACTGCACATCGTATTTGTTGTAGTCGTTTTCTGTGTCCCTGTAATAAATCTTTTCAAAAATTTGATGGGGGTTCTCCACAAATCTGAGTCTATTACTTTCAGTGTCGTATATATGAAACCCACGACTATCCTTGTAATCATTCCAGAACATCTGATAGGGGTTACCGAGGTATTGTACATTACCTCGCTTTGATTTGTGATGGAAATGTCCAGACCATACACGTTCAAACTTTTTAAATGTATCAACACCTAATGCTTGATCATTTTCATAGAACATGCCAGGTGTGACTTCAAATCCATTAATCTCAAGATGTCCACATACAATAGTAGCATCTGTATCATCTAAAGATTTCATTGCTTTGTCTTTATTACCACTATTGATCCAAGGAAGCATCATAAACTTCTTGCTATCAATCTGTAATTCTTTTGGTTCAGTATACAGAGTTATATTCTTATACTGCTCTAATAATAACTCAGGTGAATTAATCTTATTAGTATTTTTATAGTACGTTGTATGATTCCCAAGAATCATGTGTACATCATACCTTGCAAGTCTGTCAAAATAATTTTCCTTAATCCGAGCAAAAGTATTATAGTCCATAGACTTTCTGTTATCAAATGTATCGCCCAAATCAAAGACGCAAGTGATATTCTCTCGTTCGAGAGTAGGAAAAAATATTTCATCATAAAATTTTTGAAAGTAGTTCCAGAAAGCTAGCGATCCTTTACGACCATCTAGATGTTGATCTGTAATAATTGCTATCTTCATAGAAGAACTGTTTTAATACTGTAAACTGATTTGTACTCTGGATATAATTCTCTTAGTTTTTTTACTACTGCAAGTTGTACCTCTAGTATATTCATCGGTTCATTTTAGTTTCAATGTTTTCTTTAATGCTGCCCATATCAGAATATGATGCATTCATACCTGACATTGTACCATCATATGAGTCAGTATGCATAACTTCATCATGGCCAGAACGTTCAAGGATTTTTCCTTTAATTTCTAACTGTTTCTTTTCCTTCTGAATACGTCTCAAGAATGCATAGTAAATGATTTGAGTAAAGTAGGCAAATGGATTAGTACTCTTGGATGGATCAAAGTTATCAATATACTGTAAACAATTTTCTATTCCATCACATATCATATCCTCACGGAACATGTAGTTGACAAAATTTGGCTTATATGATAGATGTGTAGCAATCTTTAAAAAACAGGAACCAATATAATTGGTTACACGAGGTCGGGGAGCACCCGACTCCTTTGCAGCAAGAACTTTCTGACGATACTCCGTTATCGCAGCCAAAAATTCTTTGTTATTAACGTAGTATTCAGTCTTTTTTCTTGCCATTACTTTTGCCACAATGATCATCGTCACTGGATATAGTGTAGCACGCCGAAGGTAGTTTGTAAAGGGGGGCTTGACAAGACCCAGAAAACCCAGTACAATAACTCTGTCAAGGGTTCAAGGGATATAAGAGCCTTAGCTTTTTTTAAAAATATCTTCTAGCTTCTGCTTTTTTTCTCGGATAGAACCTAAGTAACCTGATTTACGTGGAAGTTTCTTTGCTCCATGTTGCAGGTTTTTTCCGTTTTCTATCCGTCCAAGAGTTTGATGATAGAAGAGTTCGATATTTTTATCCAACTCACTCATTGTAAGAATATGATGTCTATTTACAATAAACATTTCATCAAACGTCGCGGCGACCCACTCTCTCAATGAGAATCCAGCAATCTCAACATTACCTTTACGTTGCTTGGCCAACTCCACCTGTAGGGGTCTATTTAATATAACCTTATCTTCGTCTGGAAGATAGCAAACCTGTGCTAATACTTCCTCACCTGAAATGAGCTTAACAGTAGCAAAAAATTCCTCTTCTGCTTTTTTTAATTCCTCTTCTGTCATTTTAATTTGCTCTAAGGTTTACTCTAATCACCTCATACTTAAAGTTTTCATCATTATAAATGTTAACTCTTTCGTTGAGATGTTTTAATGTATAGTTCTGACCACCTATGTCGTCAGCTATATCATACAATGTTGCTACTTCTTTTCCAGCACCGACTCGAAGTACCCTCCCGATGGACTGGAGATTTCTGATTCTGGACTTGGAGGGACTGGCGAAGACGATGTTGTGCAACCGCTTAATGTTAATCCCAGTACTGAAAGTGCCATAAGAGGCAACAATAATCGCGTCATTTTCTTGCTCCGTAATTAATCTGACTTCTTCACGGTCTTGAACTTCCGTGCCACCATGAACGAAAAAAGTTTTACGATCACGATCTACAGAATTATTTATGATTTCAAATAATGGTTCTCCGTGCTTCTCGATATAATTAAAGAGTACGAGAGTATTGCCATCTAGATCTTTTACTAGATTCTTGATTAGATTATTTCGCCCTCTATGTTCACATAGATAATCTATCTCATCTTGATATGTCTCGAAATGCTGAGGAGCATGTTGACATAATAAGATTTTGATTCTAAACTTAGACAGGTATCCACTCTTAATGAGATCATCTGTCTTAGTGACACGATCACAAGATCCAAATAGGCCCTCAAGTACCCACTTATGAGTCTTAGATCCATCTAGTGTACCAGTAAAACCAAATCTATACTTAGCATTATGCAACTTAGTCATAATGCCAGTTAAGGATTTACTTTTGAATAGATGTGCTTCATCACCAATGACACAATCTATATCATCAAAATATCTCTTAGGAAATTTGTAGATAGATTGCCAAGTAGATATAATAATTTTTTTATCTGTATTCTTATCCTTACCACTGTAAATCTTATGGACGTATTCCTCCGCATCCCAACCATAGTCACAAAAGTCGTTGACCATTTGTTCTACGAGAGACGTAGTAGGCACGATGATGAGCGTCTTCTTGTTGGTAGCAGCATAGTATCTGACTATGGAATAGATCATAAGAGACTTACCAGATCCCGTAGGAGAAAGAAGTAACTTCCTATTATCTTTTATAGCCTCGTAGACTGCTTTATATTGGTAGTCACGAGGTTTTATTTTGGATATTTTATCCATAAAGATCTTGACACCTCTAGGTGAAACAAAATCATTTTCCTCAACTACATCACCATACCATTCATCAGGTGCAAGATAGATTTTATATTCTCTTTCATCAGCCCATGTCTGAAGATGATCTATCAATCCGCAATATAATGAACCAGAACCAGGAGAGTACAAACGTATAGTACCATCCCAATATTTGTATCTGGAATTCTTTTTTAAATACTTTGCTTCAGGTACTTCAAATGTGAAGTAGTCTGATAATTCTTTATGGACATGTTCTTCATCAGAATGAATTGTAATGTATACTTCATTCTTCTTCTTTACAAAGAGGTTGGTCATCACTGCCCATTAATAAACTTCTCCCACTCAATAGCACTCTTAACTTGAAAACCTCTGTTTGAAATTTGTTTCATTACTTGATCTAACCAATAAAGCATTTGATCAAGGAATTTTATTTTGGCCTCTAGGTTAATGATTTCATCATCAGACTCTAGATAGACTTTCATCTTTTCAGATGTCTTGATACTATTGCCGAATGGTTTCTCGGCATATATCTTTGCGTCAGCTTCGCCTCCATAATACTCACGTTTCTCTTTTACAAGTTTACGAATTTCAAATTCAAGTGAGGTTTTAATCTGAGATATATCGGTATAGTGGTTTAAGTATTTATTATGGATAAATGGAATGTCAAGTGCTACCTGAGCTAGGTCAGCACTGTATTGTTTATTCTTAAACTGAAAGTCTATATGACTATCTTCTGCCCAATCTTCTTTCAGTTTATCAAATCTATTACGGAGAGTTTCAAAGTTCATATCAAATCTAATTTACCAAATGATTGTTCACTCAATCTTTTCTTTATTAGTTTACCATATTCTTCATGTAGTTCACAACCAATATAATTTCTACCAAGAGTCTTGGCAACTACAGCAGTTGTACCTGATCCCATGAAAGGATCTAATATAGTATCACCTTTTTCACTTCCTGCTTTTATACATGGTTCAATTAAGTCAGGAGGATATGTAGCAAAGTGTGCTCCTTTATAAGACTTATTAGTTACTGACCATACACTACGTTTATTTTTAGTAGTATAAGATTTTGTAAGGCCACTATGTGGTTGTAACCCAGTTCCTTTATTGTGATACTTACCATTGGTTCTATCTCTTGTACCCCAATCTTTTTTAACAGGTTCCTTAATAGCCTCATTATCATAAAAATATTTTCTGTTCTTACTAAGTAAGAAGATGTATTCATGTGACTTAGTACATCTATCTCTTACACTCTCTGGCATTGGATTAGGTTTATGCCATATAATATCCTGTCTTAGATACCAACCATCTGCTCTTAATGCAAATGCAAGCATCCAAGGGATACCAATTAAATCTTTTTCTTTGAGTCCTTCGAGTCTATTTCCTCTACGAGGACACACATCTGGAAGATCTTGTTTTGTATTTGAGACTGTTTGTTTAACCAGTCCTTGTCCTCTCCCTGGCCTGTAATTATAGTAACTATCCCCAATATTAACCCAAAGAGTTCCATCATCTGTGAGCACATCACGTACACTCCTGAACACTTCTACTAATTGTTGTATATATTCTTCAGGTGTTTGTTCCTGTCCTATCTGACTGTCTTCACCACCATAATCCCTAAGACCATAATAAGGCGGTGATGTTACACACATCCTCGCCTTACCATCAAATTCTTTTAGTGTCTCACGGCAATCGCCAAATAATATAGTATCTTGAATCATGTAATAGTCTGAAGATTCTTATCTTTTATAAAGAACTGCTGATGTTTAAACGTGACCTCAGCAGTCATGTACTCTATATCAGATACTCTAGCATCAAATTGCATATTAGTCAATGAGACAGGGAAGATGTTTCTAAATTCTACTATAAATGCTGGTTGATACTGGGATGTTACTATTTGTAATTGTGCATTACTATACTCTTCTTCCTGTGGAGTATCAGCATCATCATCTGCTCTACCATTCTGTCTCATCCATTTATGGATGGAATAGTAATTCTTCATGTCCTCATCAATAATGAATTGAACATTGAAATCACCAAAGGTTACACCTCCACCAGGTATGATAGGAAGACTGCGGAACCTAGTTGCATATTCAGTTACAGGCATATCAATGTTTGGAAGATTAGCGGCCTGACAAAAGAAATCAGTTCCAGCAAACTTATCAATCTTCAGCAGAAAACCAATAGGATTCAAGAAGTTCCTATTCTTTGGTTGTTCTTTATACCATT